TCTCGCGGTCGCCGGTTTTGTTCTCCTTGATTGTCGTGCATGCCGCCATGAAGTGGTATAGGCGCTGGTCGATGTAGACCCGGTCGCGCACCACATAGCGGCAACCATCCCACGAATAGAACTCGCCGCGCCAGTGCAGGATGCGGCCACCCTCGGGCAGCGTGGCGCGAAACAGCTCGGCCGTCTTCATTGGGGTTGACGTGAAGATCATCAGCTCGTCGGGCTGATTTTTCGAGCCGCCCCCGGCAGAATTACTAGGCAGCGGCTTTTCATGAACGGCTTGGGTCAGCAGCGGGAAAGGAGAACCGCCCCCAGAGCTGCCGGGGTTGTCGAATGCTTGGCCATCCCCATCACTTTCCGGCTTGACGGGCTGCTTGTCGAATACAGCTCGCGGTGCGTTTGGGTCGATTGTAGTGGGCGCCTTGAAACATGCACGCACAGCCTCAAGCCCTTCGCACACATGAAGGTCGTTGAAATCGGTGCTTTTGCCGCGCTCGCCGGACCACACAGGCGCATACACCGGCAGTCGGGTTTCAGCCGCGGCGCTGAGGCCAGGATTGTGCTCGGTGAAGGCGTCGTCATCGGCGGCAACAATCAGTCGGGCTGACGGCAAGGCCTTGCCGATCTTCTGCGACACCGGCAAAAGGTTGCCGGCGTTGAACGCGACGACGACGCACCAGCCGGTGGCAAGGTGGATTGAAACGCCGGTGGCATAGCCCTCGCAGATGACCACGGTGTCATCGCGTGAAGGCATGCCAAGGGTGCAATAGCTACCCGCTAATGGGGTGCCCTTGATAAACCGCTTTGTGCCGTCTGGGAAAATCCGCTGCAACCCAACCAGATTTTTTGAAGACTGCTTAACGGGTATGAGGAGTTCATCGCCGAGCACGCGCGCGCCGATACATTGAATTTCTTTGCGCTTAAGATAAACGTGGTCGTCTGGCTTGGCTTTAGCCCACAGCTCGGCGGCTTTGGTGGCGGCGTATTCGGCGGATCGCTTGCGCTCAGCATCGCGCTCGGCCTCTATTTGCTGCATGCGGGCTTTCCACGCCGCGCGCTGTTCGGATGTGAATTTTTGCTTGACATCATGGCGCCAACTCACACTTACAGATGACCGCCAGTCTCCAAAAGCTCCAGCGGGCCGATCGTCGCCGTGCAAAATGTACCAGCCACTCTCGTCTTTTGGCTTGCCAGATGCGCTAAATCGATGGCGTTTGCCGTCGTCTTTAATGTCGGTTGGTGGCGTCAGCCCCGCTGCTGCTATTGCGGCAGCGAAAGCCTGAATATGATTCATGTCTGCGCTTTCATCGAGCGTTTGGCATCACATAAAAAAGCACGTCAGGCAGAGCGGTGATGAATCGCCTCTTCGGTAGCTAGCCTAGCCTGCGGCAGGTCAAATTTTACGCCGATCGGAGCTGGTCGTATTGGGCAACATGGAAACAATTTTTCTCGCATCCTCAACCGAGCGCGCCACGCCGGCAATAGCGCCACGCTCAAGCATAGCTTCAAGAAAATCGGACTGGTGAGATTTCAGCGTGTCTCTACCCGCCTTGACTTCAATGTAAAACGCCTTAGCGTCGCCTCTACGATGCCCGAACAGGTCTGAAAACCCCTTGGGTAGGCCGGAATCAAACCATCGGCCGTCAATCATGCGAAAGCGACCGACGTTAGCGCGGCAAACAAAGTGCCCGTCTTGCGAGAGGGCAAGACGGATGGCATTTGTCAAGTCTGTGGCTGCGGTCATTCAGCGCAGCACGTAAAAATATATTGCACATCACCAAAAACGCGACCCCATGCGCTGGCATCGTATTCGTAGCAATCGCTCATACTGTTAAAACTGCCGGACTTGTATTTGCTGGCAATCGCCTTAACGGCAGCAAGGTCGCCAGATGCGGCGGTGATGTTTATGGCGCTGTAACCGTCTTGCTTGACAGCGGCTTTGATGCCAGCAGCCTTGAGCTCAACGCGCAAATTATAGGCGGCTGCTGTACCACGTTTGCCAGATTTAAAAAACTCTGATTCTGGAATCAAGCCAATTTTTCGACCGGCTTCAAGCGCAGCAGCTTGAGCGGCTGCTTTGGCTGCTTTTTCGGCATCTTCTTTGGCTTTTTGTTGTGCTTGATAAATCGTTGCAGCCGCAATGCGCTCGGCCACCACGTCGGCGCCAACCACTTGATCGTAAATGCGCCATTGCACACCTTCAATGAAGCGCTCAGGCACGCGAAGGGACTGTGAGCCATTGTCCCATACAACGTCAATTTCAGCGGAACCGCCGCTGTGCATGACGCCACCCAAAACACGGGTTGGCACAACGCCAGCAACGCCGTGCACGTTTGTGATGATGCCGTTTTTGCCGCCGTAAAGAATGCAATGCACGCGACGACCAACAACGAGGGTTTTAGTTAATTCAACGATGGCTGCGGCATTGATTGATGCGGCGTTAGTTGCGATGTGGTTTGTCATGTTAGTTACTCCAGTTATCAAGTTAAAAATTGCGGGTTCGCAATTGTATTGTATTGCATTTTTCTCAATGTTTTACAATTTTTTAAATTATTTTCTAGGTGGTTTCCCTAGTACGCCGATTCTGCCAGACCGCGCGCACCAAATCCTCCAAAGCCTTGCCCGCCTGAGCGCCGCGTTTTTTGGCTACGCCATCAAGATAGTTTCTGCGGTTGATTTTCGGCATAAGCAGCACATGCCGAGCCTCGCACTCAGCGCGGTATTTTTCGCAATAGTTGCAGACATCGCCCGACAGCGTGGCGATTGTTTTATGCCGCGTGCAGCTGGTGCAATTCATACGATCTCCACCATATTTTTACTTTTGCTTCCGAAATAGTTAAATTTTGAAACAACTGTCACAACAAAAGTCCTTGTTCAACTTGGTGAAATCCCCAAACAGAAGGTGCATTGTGAGATTCAATTCGTGAGCGCATTACAGCGGCTCGCATTTCTTTGGTGGGAGGCAAATAGTTGCCAACCTTCCAATTGTTGTCTATGCCTACATTTCTACCAATGTTTGTGCTATCAGTAGATGCAAATGGCAGTTTTGTAAAAACAGCAGGGTCTAACATTCTTAAACCATGAAGTTTGCACATTGGTCTACCTTGTTCATCGCAAAGAACCCGCATTGCCTGTCCAATTCTTGACCACCAGGCTTGGCTTCCAACGGTTGCAAACTCACCAGAGCTTCCAATGCAGACCCGAACGTAAGTATTTGCCAACTGTTCAAGGCGTTCAAGGCTTTCGTGCATATGCCAAACAGGAGCGCCAAACCAATGCGGCAAAGGACAATCCCGCAAAAGTGCATCGTTGTCGGCTTCTGTTCCGTCAATTACATCTGGAATCACCGCAAAATCACAAGATGGCACTTTCTTTAGGTTAAGCGCCCAATCGTAAAAAGCAGTCCAATCTTTTATTGGCTTACCGCTTTTCCATGCTGAAAAAGCCCCGTTATCAATAGCAAAAGACTGACAAACTTCAATTGCAACAGCAAGCTGGTCAGAATGTGCAAAAGAAACAAAAGCGTGTCCTGCGTCAATTGCCTTGACAGCAGCAGTTGCTGGAGTAATTGGTAATCCGTGATAGTGAATCATTTTGATCTAATCTTTATAGCCAACCAGTTTGATTGTGTAGGCGCTGAATAATGCGTAGCGTTTATGCGTTCTTCTTCACATAACTTGGCACATTCTTCGCGCTCAGCCAAAACTGCGGCTTTTAACCTGTCACGCCATTCAATTTCAAGCATTTCAATAATTTCAAATTGGTTCATACGATCTCCACCACATCCCTGCCTTTGCTACGGATGTAATTTGCGGTTTTCTCAATCATGCGCTCGTATTCCGACCTGGCAACGCTAGTGCGCTGCAAATCGTGGTAAGCCCACAATTCTTTAAATTTGCTCAGACCAACGCCAGACAAGCCCATTTTCCCCGTCTTTTGATAGCGCTCGGCGGCCTCAAGCAACGCGGCTTGAACAACCTCACAATACGGCAGCACCTCAGGCCCAATGCCGTGCCTGCCCATCGTTTCTGCAATGTTGACAACATCAGCTAACCAGCGCCAGTCTTCCGCCGTCCCGCGACCGCGCGCCATGTTGTCAATTGCGCTGAGCTCAGACAATCGCAATTTGTCCAAAGATTTTTTGTCGGTAATGCCGGCCCCTGAAATTGCGTGAGCGATTGGGTTAATGTCTGTTGACCAAACTCGGCGTTTGCATTTTTTACGCATTTTTAATCTCCACAAAAACAAGGTATGGTTTCATCATCAATGAAATCATGCTGATCTGCCGCAAATTGCATCATGCTGGCGTAAGAAGCTCGGTCTTTACGAAAACGCGAACCATCTGGCTTTCTTGCCATTGCCATTGCCATTGCCTCCATTTTTGCCCACCAAATGGCCCTTTCAGGCTTTTCTGCTATCAAACTTCTTGTTTGACTTTCGCCCTTGAGAAAACACAAATCGCAGTTTCCGTGATAAGTGACGCCGTTAATGTTTGGCAATTCAAGGTCAAACGGTTGTTTTTTCCAGAATTCACCGACCATTTCTTTGGACACTCCAGCGGTTACCAAAGGCGTTCTGTCTCTCGGTATCTTAGCTGCTCGTCTTGGCTCATCGGCACGAATTCCAACCCAACTCATGTATTCGCCTTGCGATCTGGTTTCACACATTCCGATAGAAAACAAATAGTTGGCAATTGTGCGAATCTTCATTTCAATTGTGCAAAACCTTGTCACAGGGTTAGGAAGATATTGTTTTTTACGAATGATTGCTTCAAACGGTTCGCCGTTTCGACTTGCGGTTTCGTAAGTCACAATTTTGAATCTATCCTTCGACTCATCCGCGTCTTTGTATTCAAGCCAAACAATGGGCACATCCCAATGCGTTTCGCAATCATGAACAAATTTCAATGTCGCTTCGTCTTCTTTACCGGTGTTGGCAAAACAAACTACTGCATCGTCAGGCATATGCCCCCCCCCAGCCTCCAGCACCTTATAAAGCATATAAGCACTTGTGCGTCCGCCAGAAAACGAGATGCAAGTTGGCTCAAGTATTTTGTATGGATTCACGCCGCCCTACTTTCCTTAGCATGCCGAGCACGTAAAACGTGCCTTGCCCACAACTCTGGTCTTTTCATTCCGCGCGCGCGAC